AAGAACATTGTCGATGTAATTGAGGGTCGTGAGCCAGGCTGGCTTCACCCCTCTATGAAGTTTGAAAAGGGTGTGGCTAATAACCGTATCCTCATTAACATCCCGCCCAACCACGCCAAGTCGATGACAATCACCGTTGACTACGTCACCTGGCAGGTAGCCCGCAACCCTAACTTTCGAGTACTGATTGTATCTCAAACGCAGCGACTAGCTGCAGACTTTCTCTACGCCATCAAGCAACGCCTGACTCATCCTAATTATGAAGATCTACAACAGGCATACGCAGCTGGCGTAGGGTTTAACTCTAAGACCGCTTCCTGGCAGGCAACCCGCGTCACCTTCGGTGATGAGCTGAGAGAATCCTCAGAAAAAGATCCAAACATCGAAGCCGTCGGTATCGGCGGTCAGATCTACGGTAAGCGTGCAGATATGATTATTGTAGATGACGCCGTCACCTTGTCTAACGCCAATGACTTTGAACGTCAGATTAAGTGGCTGACTCAGGACGTACGTTCTCGTCTGAACCCAACAGGTAAACTTATTATTATTGGAACTCGCGTAGCAAGCGTTGACTTGTACCGCGAGCTTCGCCAAGAGGACCGCTACCCAGGCGGTCTGGTTCCGTGGACATATCTGGCTATGCCAGCCCTGTTGACTACAGATGAAGACCCTGACAAGTGGGAAACCCTCTGGCCTAAATCAGATGCTCCATTTGATGGACAAGAAGAAGCAGACAAAGATGAGAACGGACTCTATCCGCGCTGGTCTGGTCGTAACTTATTTAATGAACGCCAAGCGATGGATACCAGCACTTGGGCGCTGGTCTACCAGCAGCAAGATATATCTGAGAACTCTGCCTTTGATCCGGTCTGTGTCCGTGGCTCTATTGACGGTATGCGTAAGTCCGGTGCTTTAGTTGCAGGACACCCAGGCCATCCAAGAGATCTTAGTGGCTTCACAATTATCTGTGGTCTTGACCCAGCGATGATTGGCGATACAGCTGCTATCTGTTATGCGATTGATCGCAATACTAATAAGCGCTACATAATGGATGCTATAAAAATTACGCGGCCTTCCCCAGCCGATATTCGTGACCTAATCTTTAATTGGACTTCACTCTATGGACCCTCTGAATGGATCGTCGAACGTAACGCATTCCAATCATTCCTTACGCAAGATGAGGGAATCCGCCAGCACTTGGCCTCACGGGGAGTGCTACTGCGGGAACACCATACAGGAAACAACAAGTGGGACGCAGGCTTTGGTGTTGCGTCAATGTCAACTTTGTTCGGCACCAAGCAGCACGATGGCAAACACCACAGAGACAACCTTATTCACTTACCTAGCGATCAAACTGAGAACGTTAAGGCGCTCATCGAACAGTTGATTACCTGGACACCCACTACTAAGGGTAAGACAGACTTAGTAATGGCGCTGTGGTTTTGCGAGATCCGAGCACGTGAGATGCTCAACTATGGTCAGTACAACTCACACCATTTGAAAAATCCGTTTCTTACTAGCGCTGAAAAGCGCAAGCGAGTGGTAGTAAATATAGACCAGTTAATAGCAGACCAGAATAAAACATTCATCTAAGGAGATACTGTGAACGAAAAAGAAATCCGCGCCTTGTTAAGAGAAGCCGAGGCTGCTGCTAAAAGATACAAGGCTCAACTAAATGCTAAGGCTAAGTCTCCTGATGATGCTCGCAAAGCAAATAGCAAGGCATTGTCAAAAATGACACCTGCTGAAATTAAAGCATCTCAAGCGGTCTTAAAAAATAAAAAGGCTTTAGAAACAAAGAAGTTGCAAAACAAAAACACTGCCATTGTTAATAAGATTAAGGGCGGTAGTGGTATGCGTGGTGGTCTTGGTTCAATCGGTGGTAGCGGCGGTCTTCGCGGCTCAGTTAATAAGTAGGAGATAATAATGCCAAATCCAAATATGAAGAAGCCTGTGGCTAAAGGATCAGTTGCAAAGACTTTTGATGTTAAGAAGTTAATGCCTAAGATGACTCCGCAAGATAAGGCAATGCTTAAACTTCTCAAGAAGAAGTACGGCGCAGACGTATACAAAGGATAAGGAAAACAATTGTTAACACCAAAAGAAGTAAACGATAAGTTAGGTCGACTGCAGACCAAATATGCTGCACGCGATCAGCGTATGCGTGATGTTCTTTCGGTGCGTCAAGGAGATCTATCTAAGGTCTATCCTTCGATGTTCTCCGAAGACTACCCAAAGCCTTTGGTTGCAAACTTTATTGACGTAGCAGCCCGTGACTTAGCAGAAGCGATGGCACCATTGCCATCATTTAACTGCTCAGCAACTAATATGGTTTCAGACTCAGCACGTAAAGCAGCAGATACTCGTACACGCATTGCAAACTTCTACGTCTCAGTTGCTGAATTGCAACTGCAGATGTACGAAGGTGCTGACTGGTTTAATACATACGGACAGATGATTGGTATGGTCGAGATGGATTACGACTCTAACAATCCACGTATGCGTCTGCTTAACCCTTGGGGTTGCTACCCAGAGATGGACCGCTTTGGTCGCACAATCTCTATGACACAAGTTCTCAATACCGATGCAGAAACTCTATGTGCACAGTATCCTGAGTTTGCAGATGCAATCTTGCAGAAGAATAACTATCAGCCAGGTAGCCCATCAATTACTATGGTTCGCTACCACGATGCAGATCAAGACTTAATCTATCTACCTGAGCGCAAGAACCTTACTCTTGTTCGTACACCGAACCCAGTAGGCAAATGCTTAGTGCGTGTAGCACAACGTTCATCTCTTGATGGACAGGCTCGTGGTCAGTATGATGATGTACTACCAGTACAGCTTGCTCGTGCTCGCTTTGCAATCCTTCAAATTCAGGCCGCAGAAAAATCTATCCAAGCACCTATTGCTATCCCACAGGATGTGCAGGAACTTGCTCTTGGTCCAGATTCAATTATGCGTTCTGCTAATCCACAAAACATTCGTCGTGTAAGCCTAGACTTACCACCAGGTGTTTTCACAGAGTCAGGAGTACTAGAGCGTGAACTACGGCTTGGCGCTCGTTACCCTGAAACCAGATCCGGAAATACCAGTGCAAGTGTTATTACTGGTCGTGGCGTACAGGAGTTGCAAGCTGGTTTTGATACTCAAATCAAATCAGCTCAAGCCCAATTCGCTAGAATGTTCGCTGATCTTATTGGGCTCTGTTTTGAAGTAGATGAGAAGTTATTCTCAAATGTACAAAAGACAATCAAGGGTTCTGAAGATGGAACACCTTATGTTCTCAAGTACACACCATCTCGTGACATTAAGGGCGAGTATGGTGTAGATGTTCGCTACGGCATTATGTCTGGTATGGACCCATCACGTGCAATCATTGCATTGCTACAGATGCGTTCTGACAAGTTGGTTTCACGCGACTATGTACGTCGCGAAATTCCAATGGACCTCAACGTAACGCAGGAGGAACAACGTGTTGACATTGAAGAAATGCGTGATGCTCTTCGTGTCTCAGTGGCACAGTACGCACAAGCTATCCCAGCGCTTGCGGCGCAAGGACAAGACCCATCCCTTATCGTTGCACGCATTGCAGAAGTTATTAAGGGACGCCAAAAGGGATTAGCCCTTGAAACAATTGTAGAGCGAGCATTCGCTCCAGAACCTCCACCAGAAGCGCCAATGCCTGAAATGGGTATGCCAGGTGGATCACAGCTTCCAGCAGCAGGTGCGGCCCCCGCTCCTGCCTCGCAGCAACCTCCACAAGAACAAGCTGGTCAGGCCCCTGCTGCTGGTCAAAAACCCGATATAGCGACACTACTAGCCGGTATCACCGGCGCAGCGTAACCGAAGGAGGTGCACATATGAACAAAGGAACACACGCTCCAGCTCCAGTACAACCAATCAAGGTAGATACAAAGGCAGGATCAGTTAAGGGCGGCAAAGTTGATTTCGGTTATGCCGGAACAGCTCGCAAAGGCAAGAAGGCTTAAGTAACTACTGAAAGGTGTACAGGGTGTTGAACAACAATGAAAAGATTCCTCGCCCTGTACGCCGGACAGATTTATTAGTAATAATTATCGGGTTCTTTTATAACCTGACTCAGTGCGTAGAAACGCTTATGTCTGAGATTTATGAACTTTCAATTTATCACGCCAATCACGAAACCAAAGTCAACAAGGCTTGGGAAGATATGGCACAAGATTTAGAAACTTTAGAGGAGGACAAATGACAACTGCGCCAATGAATCCATTAGCAGGTGCATCAGGTCCTGGTAAGTACGCTGTACGCAGCGATAAATTAACTATGGGATCTACATCCTACGGTGAAGGCGTTGAGACACAGGCTCTTAAGTCTGGTGCTCCGCTTTCTACAACACCTGATGTACGCGGTGCTCGCGGTGGAGATGTACGCGAAGCAGCTGCACAGGCACCACAGGAACCAGTAACAGAATTATTTGCACCATCACAACGCCCTAATGAACCAATCACAGCAGGTATTGCAATGGGTGCAGGTGCTGGACCAGAAGCACTTATGATGAAGCCACAAATGACAGAGAAGTATTCCGATACATTGGCTAAGTTATTGCCATACGATGAATCAGGTGAGATAGCGATTCTGTATCAGGATATGCTTGCGCGAGGTATGTAGTGTCGGAAAAGAATCTTAAGATTGCAGCGGCCCAAGCAGGGCTGACTCCGACAGACAAAGATAGAATTGACTCATTATCAAAGTCTTTAACTACTCATAAGAGTTTACTTGATATGACAGCAGCTGAAGCTCGTATAAAGTTTCAGACTTTGCCAGCAGATCAACAACAATCACTTAAGCAAACCTTTGGCACACAACCAGAAGAGAAGAAGCGTGGTTGGCTAGGCAGTGCTTGGCACTACACAGGCGGTGCTGTTGTCGGTGGACTTACTGAAGTATCTGACTTTATGACTCGTGTTGGAAGAACAGCACTGATGGCTAACGAGCAAGTCCCACTAGGTAGCGCTGAATACTACTTACCTAAGAACTGGTCTGTTATCTCTGAGGCTTGGAAGAAGTCTGGGGATAATGGCGAACTTGTTTACAATGAGCCACGCATCAATAATGCCATCAAGAAGTATGGCAACAACTATGTCGGTGTAGCACAAAAGGTTTCTCAGGGTACATCACTTTCAGATTTAATTGCAACTGGTACTGAAGAAGAAAAGCAGATTGCACGTCTTGCTGCTAAGGGAGAAGATCCTTTATGGCAAGATGCTTATGATGCGGTAGTTGCTGCTAAGTACTCACCAGGTCGTGCTCTTGGTAACGCATTGTTACCTGAGTCATTAGAAGGTACAGGTTTTCTATACAAAGGTATTTCAGGAACTGCAGATGCTGCATTTCGTATCTTTGCAGACCCAACAATTATTCTTGGTAAAGCTAAGAAAGCATATGATGCTTTTAACTACTCACTTATTAAGATTGCTGGAGATCCAAAGAAGTTAGATGCTGCTTTTAATAACCCAAAGGTTGTTAACTTCTTTAACTCTTACGGTTCTGAACTAGATACTCTAGCCAAGGCACGCAAGTCAAAGAACATTGTTGCAGCAGAACAGGCGTCAACTACGTTGCGCCGTATTGCTCCAGAGTTTGGACCTGCTGCTATTGACGAGTTCATCTCAGCTGGCGTGACTAACGCAGATACTGCTAGAGCATACTTTCAAAACGGTATAGATATGCAAGCAATTTTGAAGGGTCAAGCAGCTCGTAACACTCCACTTGTGCCACGTTTGACTGTAGGACGTCAAGCTCGTATTAAAGTATTAACCACTGGTAACAAAGTTCTTAACATTGACAAGGTTGGACAGAAGTTAGTTACAGCCTTGTACGGAACTGCTCCGCAATTTGAAGATATCTTAACTGGTATTACCACACAATCAGAGCAGATTGCAGACCTTGAAAAAGGTATTGGCCGATTTAAGGGTCCAGATGGTGTAGTTCGCTTTACTGAGAACCAAATCCAAGGACGTATTGACCGCTTTGCACGTAAGTTTACAAAGGTGCCTAACCCAACATCTAAGGTATTTGATGTAATGGGACTTAATGCAACAGATGAAATCTATCGCACTGCACGTTTAACCAACTCTCGTTACCACAGCAAGATTATTGCTGAGACTTTTGCAGCAGGTGACGAAGGTCAGCGTATGCAAATCACTAAAGGTCTTTGGAACACAATCTTTACTACACGTGGTGTGCGTAAGGGTGATCCTGGCAAGACATTTATGGATGAGTTTGCAGGTAAGGGCTTGGAAAAGCGTTATGCTGCAGACCTAGTTATTGATGGCAAGCGCATTGGTAATCCATCTGAATTTGATGGTGAGCAACTAGCGTTGTTCCCATACCAGTTATCATCATCTATGGTTATTCCATCAGTTGTTGATCTAGATAGATTGACCGCACGTCAAGGTCTTATCTCTAATCTTGTTGGAGTTTCTCATAATAAATGGGTAGACAAGGTCACATCAGGCTGGTCGTTCTTGACTCTTGCTGGTCCTCGTTTTGCTATGCGTAACTCTATCGAAGACGATATGTTCTATCTAGCGCGTGGTCGTAATCCTTGGGATTTAGTAAAAGGTAAAATTTGGTCTACACGTATACGTGTGAGCAAGGGCGTTGCCGGTGAAGATTCAGGCCTACAGAAGTTAAAAGATGTTGCATTTGTTAATGCACAGGCTGGCGAAGTTGGTGTGATTAACAAGTTTGTTCTAGCAGATGAACTCGAAGAGTTTGCTGGCAAAGTTGCTGCTGCAACTAACGAAGATGAAGTACGTTCTGTTATGGCAGAAGCACTCCTTCGTCGCAAGCTAGGTTACAAGTTAGACTCAGAGCAGGCAGAGATTCTTGCAGACGTTGCCAAGTACGGTAACTTAGACAACTTACTTGCAGAAGTTGCAGAAGGTTCTAAGAACGGTGCTCGTGGCGGTGGACGCTATCAGAATATCTCAGATGATGTATCTCGCTTTGGTAAGATGGATGCTATTACCATTGATGGTAAGGCATACAAACGTTCAATGGGCGATATTCCATTTACAAACTTTAGCCCTGTTGCAAATGAGCAGGCAAAGGTCAGCTGGTTATTTCAACTTGGTGTAATGGCTAACGATGAAATTGGTCGCATTGCTTTCAAGTACCTTAACAAAGAGCAAGAGGGTATTGATGAGATCTATAAGTATCTCAAGTCACTGCCACAGCGCGATAAGGATAGATTCCAGTTGTACTACAAGGCTGGCGAAGATGAATACACTCACGCACAGCGTGCTTTTCTTGCAGCTTATGGCTTGCTTACTAAGGCAGATGGAAAACTTAACGAAGATTTATGGAGCAAAGTAGTAAAGACGGATGCAGACGGCTATGTCCGTGTAACTGCTAAGGATTTACGCCTTGCTGACTTGCCAAATGATCCTAAGTTGGCACCATCATTTATCTCAGGCCCAACACTTGTGCCAGTATCTGAGGCAGATAACTTTGCTGCATCTATCTGGGACCGTGGCTGGGATGCAATGGGTGAAGCCAACGCACGTTGGACTCGTGAGCCTATTGTTGTCAACGAATTGCTACGTTTCCGTAAGCAACTAGACGACTCAGGTTTTAGTCAAAAGGTTATTGACAACCTTACTGCAGGCAAGACTGACGAAGCCTACGAAAAGGCTTATGCTGCCGCTAAACGTCACGTAAACCAAATAGCAGAAGATTTGGCTAAGGATACTGCACTGGCATATGTTGATAACCCTGCAGTTCGTAGCCAACTTGCTATGTCTGCACGTAACTTTGCACGTTTCTATCGTGCTACTGAAGACTTCTATCGCCGCTTTTATCGTACAGTTCGCTACAACCCAGAGGCAATCACTCGTGCATCACTAACATACGATGGTATTGCACACTCTGGCTTTGTACAAAGAGACGATAGTGGAGAAGATTACTTCTTCTATCCAGGAACTACAGCGATGTACCAGGCAATGGGTAAGACAATGCAGTTCTTTGGACAAGAAGAAGGCATCAAGGCTCCAATGCCTATTGAATTCAGTGCTAAGTTGAAGATGATTACACCATCTACCAACCCAGATTCACTGTTCCCTACATTTGCAGGTCCTTTATCTGCAATATCGCTTAAGGCAATCTTTAATGTAGTGCCAGCTTTGGACAGGTTTGAAAGAATTTTGCTCGGTCAGTACGCAGAAGACCAGCCAATGATTAACGCAGTTTTGCCTGCACACGTAACTCGTCTACTGTCTACATTAGACCGCGATGAGCGTGTAGGCCAATACGCATCAGCATCACGTAAGGCTGCTGCATACCTAGAGGCGTCAGGTCACGGACTTACACCAAAGATTGATCCAGTAACTGGTCAGGAAATTCCACTCACCGTAGGTGAGTTGGAAGATTACAAGGACAAGTTGGCTGCATCTACAATTACAGCACTGAGCCTACGCTTTATCCTTGGCTTCTTTGTACCTGCTTCCCCTCAAACAACCCTTAAGAGCGATATCGCTACTTGGGTGCGTGAGAATGGTGAAACTAACTTCAAGCAAACCTTTAACGCTTTGGTTACAAAGACTGGAAGTTACGATAAGGCTATGGGTGAATGGATTCGTCTGTTCCCTAAGGAACTGCCATACACAGTATCTGAGTCTGACAGCACAGTAGTTGCAATTCTTAGTGCTAATGCAAAGGCTAACGAATGGGTAAAGGATAACAAGGCGCTTATTAAGGAATATCCAGAAGGTGCCGGATTCTTCATTCCCAAAGAAGGCGAATTCGACTTTGATGCCTACAAGTTGCTATCAACTATGGGACTTAAAGAGTCTAAACTGGTAAGAGATTATTTGCGTGAAGTAAGCACAGCACGTGATGAGGCTTTCTACTACTCACAACAAGACCTTTACGAAGAAGAACTTGCTGTTACATATAGCGACTTTGCTAAGCGTAACCTAAAGACACAATGGGAAACCTGGGCCAAGCAGTTTAAGAAGGCACGTCCACTTCTACAAGAAGAGATGGGCAAGGGCGCAGAGAATGCAATCAAGCGCACTCAAGCACTAGATGATTTAACAGCTATGTTAAAGGACCCATCTGTCAAGGTAGATCCAGCAGTACGAGCACCAATCGAAGGTATGGTAAATACATACCGCGATTATATCAATGCACGTGATGCGGTATTTGGTAGCACAGAATCTGCCAATAACTACAAAGATCTATTAAAGCAACGTACAAAGCAAGAATTACTTCGTTTATCGCAGACAAATCGTAACGCAGAAGATGCGTACTTCGCTTTGTTCTCGAAACTAATTAGAGACTAACAGGAGATAATAGTGACAACAGGACCAGAAGGCGCATTTTGGAACAACTGGAAGAACACAGCTATTCCTGCTAGTGGTGGCGTTATCTCGAACCCAAGTGCAGCTAACGGTAATCTAGGTTTTAAGGGTGGACAGACGGGTACTAGCAGCAATACAGGTAACAATGTAGCGGTAGATCCTTATATTGATGACTTGCTTAAGATGTCACCCAAGCAACGTCTTGCGGCAGCAAACCTACTTAAATCTGCTGGGTACATTAGAACTGCTACAAGCAAATACAATAAAGATCTAGGTGATGCTTACATACGAGTAAACCAAGAAATTGCTGTAGAGAGAGCAAGATCTGGTCGCCCAGAACTTACTCTTAAGCAGTACTTAATTGAGAATGCACAGGCCCCAACTGGTACAGGTGCAGGTCCTAACCTGCCTAGCCGTAGTATCTATAAGTATACAGAAGCAGATCGCGTTAAGATGCTTGATGATGTATCTCAGACTCTTCGTGGTCAAGGCATTACTGAAGAAGATAAAGCAGCGAAGTGGTACAAGGACCTTAAAAAGTCTATTGATAATATGATTGCTACAGGCACCGTATCTACCAGCAAGAAAGTTAAGAACCCTAAGACTGGTCAACTAGAAGTACAGACAGTTAGCACTCCAGGTTTCTCACAGGAGCAAGTTGCTGCTACTGCAGAGAAGGCTATTCGTAAAGCAACACCAGAAGATGTGGCACGTAAAGAGCGTGTTGATTTTACAAGCTGGATGTTCGGCGCACTGGGAGGTAGATAATGGCTAATACACCTGAACAAACCCAGTACGATGCAGACCTTGCTTCATTAAAAGCATTAGAAGGTCAGCCAGGTATGGCTCCAGTATATAACGCAGCTAAGGCTGCATTCGATGCTAAGTTTCCTAATGGACGACCAAAAGATGCAGCAACAGATGCAGAGATTGCAGCTGGACTTAATACAGTAACAGCAATCAACCTTGGTATTGGTGAAGCATTACTTAGTGATCCTACTTATGGACCAGAACTTAAGAAGGTCTTTGAGCTTTACAAGACTAATAAGACTGCCGCTATTGATGCACTTTTTAAGACTAAGTTTGCTAAGTTAGATACAGATGCTCGTGAGCGTTATGTAACTAAACTTGAAAACTCTGACCTCTACAAAGAAGGTGTCAAGAGCTGGCTTATTGGCATCAAGAAGAAGTTAAAGCAACAAGGCTCAAACCTTACAGACCAACAACTTGAAGAACTTTACCTCAAAGGCATTGATGATGTAACCATCCTTGATGATGCACTATCTGGTGCTAAGTTTGAACCAGGTAAGGGCAGTGGAGACCAGGCTGATTATTACAACCAACTACTCTCAACAGCCACTCGTAATGGCATATCAACATCATTGCTTCCAAAGGTTCTTGGCTTTGACACTATTGACCAGGTAATCAAAGAACTTCAGACTGGTGCATCTTTAGATGATTTCAACCAAAGAATCCGCAATTACGCTAAGACATCCTTGCCTGACTGGGCAAAGAAGTTAGTAGACCAAGGCCAAGACCTAACTGACATTATCAATCCATATCGTGCAACCATTGCAGACGAACTTGAGATTGGTTACAACTCTATTGATGTTACTGACAAGTACATCCAAGAAGCACTTACAAACAATATGAGTCTATACGATTTACGCAAAGCACTTCGTCAAGATAATCGTTGGCAGTATACAGATAAAGCAAACGAAGAAGTTTCAAATTCAGTATTAGGAGTTCTCAAGAACTTCGGATTCCAGGGGTAAATAAGTGGCTGAGTTAGATATATCAAAATACACTAACAGTACCGATCCACGCTACAACCAACAAATGGCTGCAGGTCAGGATATTTCTTTTGACCCAGACAACGGCAATGTCATTGTTCGTAATGAAGATGGCATTAGCGTTTACGACCCAAAGGGAAAACTTCTTTCTGGCAAAGGTGCTTTGTATGGCTTTTCTGGAGTAGACACCGTAACTGGAACATCTTTAACTGATGTTCGTGGTCGTGCCGACTATAACCCTGATGGTGGATCTTCATTTTCTGGTGGTTCAACCGGTGGCTCTGGTGGCGGCTTTGGTGGGTCTTCAGCAAATTTTAGTTCAGCCAGTTCCAATGCAGCTAGTGGACCTGGCAGCGCAGCGTATCAAGGACGCAAATCAGCATATGATTTACTCTATGCACAGTTCAAACAATACGGACTAGAGTCTTTAGTTGAACCACTTAAGGCTTTAATTACATCCAATACTCCACCATCAGAGTTTATTATCAAACTACGTGAGACAGATGCTTACAAGAAGCGCTTTGCTGGCAATGCTGCTCGCATTGCTAAGGGCTTAGCCGCTATTAACGAAGCCGAGTACATTGGTCTTGAAGACCAGTACCAGAATATTATGCGTAACTATGGACTTCCTAAAACATACTGGGAAAAAGACTCTATGGGAACGCAACCAGGGTTTACTAACTTTATCGGTAACGATGTATCTGCAGCAGAACTTGAAGACAGAATTATGACAGCACAAAAGCGTGTCATCAATTCTAATCCACAGGTATCTCAAGCACTTAAGCAGTTTTACCCAGAGATTAGTAATGGTGACATCTTGGCTTACACACTTGACCCTTCACAGGGTCTTGATGTAATCAAGCGCAAGATTACTGCAGCTGAAATTGGTGGAGCAGCACTTGCTCAAGGACTTGAGACGGGAATGACTCGCGCTGAAGAACTTGCAAGTTATGGCGTAACCAAGGAACAAGCAATGCAGGGTTACCAGACTGCAGCAGAGGTTGTACCACGTGGTGGACAACTAGCTGCTATCTATGGTGAATCTCCATACACGCAGCAAACAGCAGAACAAGAAATCTTTGGACTTGCTGGATCAACAGATGCTGCAAGTAAGCGAAAGAAACTGGTTGGAATGGAGCGTGCATCATTCTCCGGACAAGCAGGAACAACACAAGGAGCACTCGGCAGAGAACGAGCCGGTAACTTCTAAATAAAGCCTGCCACTAGAACGACTGGCCTAGTGGAGCGATAACAAGACCAGGAGTAGGAGCCATACCGTTTCCCCAGATGGATATGAGGCCTACGCAAATCAAACAATGATAGGGAGAAGGACTATGTCCAATTACGACTACGAGGATGATGACGATTTCGATACGGAATCTTCAAGCAATGACCTTGTAAAACAACTACGCAAAGCAGCTAAGCAAAAGGATAAAGAACTGGCCGAACTTCGTGCACAGTTTGATGGACTGAGCAAGGCTCAACGTGAAAGATCAATCAAGGATGCCCTCGAACGTCGCGGGGTAAATCAGAAGATCGCTTCATTTATCCCACAGGACATTGACCCAACTGAGGAGTCTGTGTCTAAGTGGCTTGAGGAATACGCCGATGTATTCGGAGTAGACCTTGGCCAGAACCAGAGGACGAATGTGGACCCAGCAGATATTGCTGCATACAAGAAGATGACAGGAACCGCTGATGCGGGGATGACACCGGAAAGAGGCGCAGACGTGATGTCCCGCCTAATGAATGCAAATAGCAAAGAAGAACTGGACGACATCATTCGCCAATCTGGACTTTAACCCAACCCATAATCGAAAGGTAAAGCCAAATGGCAATTCCAGCAGGTAGTTTAACTGGTACCTCCGATATCAGCAATCTCGTAAAGACAGCATACGATCAATACGTTCGTATGGCTCTCCGTAGCATCCCAGTGATGCGTGCGATTGCTGACGTCAAGCCAGTACAGCAGGCTATGCCTGGTTCATCAGTTGTATTCTCTATCTATTCAGATCTTGCACAAGCAACATCTACATTGACAGAAACATCAGATGTATCAAGCATTGCTCTAGGTAACCCAAACCAGGTTACAGTAACATTGAACGAATACGGTTCAGCAGTTACAACAACAAAGAAGTTAAACCTAACTTCATTCAACGATGTAGATTCAGCACTTGCTGACATCATTGCATACAACTCAGCAGACTCAATTGACGCTGTAGTTGCAGCAGTCCTAACAGGTGGCTCAAACGTCATCTACGCAGGAACATCAACAGCAACAACAACTAACGGCATCACATCAACAGATGTTATGTCAGTTGCTGCTATCCGTGAGGCAGTAGTACAGCTACGTACAAACAAGGCTGTTCCACGCATCAACGATCTATACGCTGCATACCTACACCCACGTCAGGCTGCAGACCTACGCGCTGAATCAGGCACTGGTGGATTCCAGGCATTGACACAGTACGTAGACCGTACACCATTCGTCGCTGGCGCTGTAGGCGTCATCGAAGGTGCATTCGTAGTAGAGACACCTCGCGTGCCTTCTGTTGCGAACACACAGTCACCAGCAGTTACTGTCTACAAGGCAGTTATCGCAGGACGCGAAGCATTGGCAGAAGCACAGGGTCAAGACATCTCAACCGTTATCGGTCCAGAGATTGACGCACTCCGTCGTTTCCGCACAATCGGTTGGTACTATATGGGCGGCTTTGCTCGCCTACGTGAAGCAGCTCTATATCGTATTGAGTCAGCTTCTTCAATCGTTTAATTGGTTGACTGCAGTGCAGGGGAAACCCTGCATTGTGGTAAGTCCATTAAGGAGAACAATGCCATATCAATTGACAACACCTTGGGAGAATGAAACCTGGTGCGATAGTACATACTTCAATATGTATGCTCGCCTTGCTGGGCGTCCATTGCAAGGTGGTTCATACACAGGTGCAATCCCGTCATTTCTGACAGATGTGCCACGTGGTGTCACCCTGCTTATTAACGGTACAACCGTTACTGAAAGCAGAACTCCATACCAAGATGATTTGGCTAACGCTGACACTTACTATCTAGGTGGGCATTCATACACACTGACAGATACAGAGGCACAGATCCTTATTAACGCTGGTTACAGCGAATATCTGGAACCAATCGTATGAGTCTACACCGCAGAACAACTCACCCACAGTATGTTGAAAACTGCTTTGGGTGCAAGGTGGGCGATCTAACGCTAAGCACAGGTGCAGCAAAATCAAATGGCGTACCTACTGCCAAAGCACACGATAAAGAACTTGAGTCTTACTACAGCGCAGTACGTCAAGGAATTGAGCCACGCTCAACCAGACAGCCTGACATAGATGCTGCAGTAAGAATCAGCAATGAAGCAGGCAAAGCGTTTGACGGTACAAGTTTAACACTCAAAGACTAAGGAGTAAGAAATGAAAGAAGATAAGGACAACGGCGTAGATCTAGTTAAGAACGTCGAAGAAGCTGAGTACTACCCAGCAGCAGATAAGCAGTTTGCATCTAACCGCAAGTATATGACTTACGAGTCAATCTCTACAGGTGTCGGAGGTAAGAAGTAATGCCAAACGTTAACGGAAAAGAATTTCCATACACAGCAAAAGGTATGGCTATGGCAAAGGCAGAAGCCAAGAAGGTTAGCAAAAAGAAAACCATCAAGAAGACTACCAAGAAGAAGGTAAAATAATGCAGCCAGCACCAAAAGGAAGTAACTGGGGAAGCAGAAAAGCTCCTAAGCCACGTGGGCCAGTAGTAGACCCACGTCCAGGTCGCAAAGTTCCAATGCCAGTAGTAGATCCACGTCCAGGTCGCAAGGTACCTAATCC